ATGCCATTCTTCAAAGAAGCTGTTGTGGTTAAAGAAGAAGAAAGACAACAATTAAATATGATTGAAGCTACTGGTAATCAAGCACTTATTGATAGTGTGGTTACTGGTATTTTTGATGACCAAACACACTTATTAAACGGTGCTAAAGCTAGATTAGAAGCTATGAGAATGCAAGTGTTAGCAACTGGTAAAATTTCATTTAACAACAACGGAGTAGGTCAAGAGTTCGATTATGGGGTTAAAGACTCTATGAAAGGGACTGTTGGAACAAAATGGACTGAAGCAGCAGCAACTCCACTAGCGGATATTGAAAAAGCTATTGAAGCTATGGAAAATCAAGGTAAGAAAGCAGAAATTCTTATCATGACTCAAAAAACTTTTGGTTTAATCAGAAAAGCAGACTCAACTATTAAAATCGTTAAACCATTAGCACCTAAAGGAGCTACAGTAACAAATACTGAATTAACCGATTATCTTTTAGATGCACATGGTGTAAAAGTTGAGATTAAAAATGATACATTCACAGATGATGACGGACTTGCTAAAAAATTCTATCCAGAAGGTTATGTATCATTCATTCCTAATGCTACTTTAGGTAAAACAGTATTCGGTACTACACCAGAAGAATCTGATTTATTAGGTGGGAATGTTGCTGGAACTGAAGTAAAAATTGTAAACACAGGTATTGCTATTACAACTCAAAAACTAGTTGATCCTGTCAATGTACAAACTAAAGTATCTATGATTGCTTTACCATCATTCGAAAGATTAGATGATGTGTATATGTTAGATATCGAACCTTAGGAGTTAACTTATGGATAGAGATTTAGTATTAGATAACGTTAAAGAAGATTTAGATATTCGTGATACTCTACAAGATACTATCCTAAATAGACTTATTGATAAGGTTATTGACCATTTCAAATTCACTTATAAGCAAGATGAAATTGAAAATAAATACAGGTTCATTATTGAAGATTGTGTTATTAAAAGATTTAACAGACGTGGTGCTGAAGGTGCTACGTCTGAATCTGTTGAAGGTCACTCTGTTAACTATGAGACTTTCTTAAATGAGTTCGCCCCCTGGGATGAAATGTTAAGAGAAGACTTCAAGAAAGAAAAATCAAAGAAAGGTCAATTATTAATATTCTAATGAGATATTCAGATAGAGCAATTTTAAAGCAAGTAGATAAAAACGAGTATGATTATGAAACAGGAGAACATGTCTATAAAGAACTCTATTCAGATATCGTTGCATGCTTCACAATGGATTTAGGACTTGGTAAGTCAGTTCAAATTTTCGGAGATTATAACAAACAAAGAAAAGTTATATTCTTAAAAAATGCTTATAATAAGCCGTTTAACGTTGTTGAATATCGTGGAAAGCGATATATACCAACAGCAGATAAGCAACTTAGTAAAGCTTTTTATCTTGAAAGGGATGATAGTGATGGGACTGAAGATATATGGCATAAAAAAATTAAAGATTGATTTAAAAGACAATGCACAGATGAGACAAGTAAAAGAAATTGTGAAGAAACACGGAGCAAGTTTACAACAAGAAATGGTTAAAAAGGCAGTATTTAAAGGTGGATATTCAACAGGTGCTACTAGAAGAAGTATCAATATTTTAATAGAAAAAGGTGGTTTAATGGCGAGAGTTAAACCTACGACTAAATATTCTCCGTACGTTGAATATGGAACACGCTTTATGGATAAACAACCATTTGTTAAACCTGCTTTCCAACAGGTTAAGAAAGAGTTCATTAATGACTTGAAAAAATTAACATGATTAAAACTAGAGAACAAAGTATTTTTGATGAAGTATTCAAGATATGTAAGAATTTAGGATATAAAGTCTATGATTATAAACCGATGAATGAAGTACCTTATCCATTCGTAGAAATGGAAGATACATCTGTTAGTTATGCAATTAATAAAACGGATGTAAAAGGAAATGTCACTCTCTCACTATCTGTGTGGGGGTTGCAGACAAAGCGAAAAGAAGTATCTACTATGGCAAATTCTATATTAGAAAAATGTTTGAGAATAGAGCATACAGACGGTTATTCGTGGAGTTTAAATATTAATTCAAGCAATATCAGAATACTTGATGATAGAACAACAGTAACACCTCTTAAAAGGGCGGTTATTGAATTAGAATTTAATTTAAGATAAGGAGATAATAAATGTCAGAAGCGAAAAAAACTTATGAAGCTAAAAAAGGTATAGATATAATTCTTTTATATCGATTTTTAAAAAATGCTAAAACAGAAGCGGCTTTTAAATTAGCTTTTCAGACTGAACACAGTAATGAAATCAGTAGATCTGCTGATGCACAAAAAACTAAAGATGGAAATATCCAAAATTTAGGTGCTGTTGAGTATGAATTTTCTGCGAAGTCAATCGTAGCAAAAGGTGATAAGCATATCGACGAATTAAAAAACGCTTTACTCGATGGTGATATTATTGAAATTTGGGAAATTGATAAAGCTGAGAAAAATCAAGATAATAAATATAAAGCTACTTATTATCGAGGATATGTAACTAAATTTGGTACTAATCCTAATTCAGAAGATAGTGTAGAGTTAGAGCTTGAATTTTCAATCAATGGAACTGGGAAAACAGGTTATGCAACATTAACTGATGAACAAGCTAAAGTAGTTCAATATGTGTTTAAAGACACTACTATTGATACAACTGAAGAATAATTAAACAAAGCTAACTGGTAGGAATACTGGTTAGCTATTTTTTTGGAGGAAAATAATATGCAATTAAGATTAAACGAAAATAAAACAGTAGAAGTGAAATTCGGAGTTGGTTTTGTACGTGAGTTAGATAAAAACCATCCTTTAGAAGCTAGAGGAATGAAGCTTGGTATGGCTTTAAGTATGAAAATACCAGAAATGCTAGGAGGAGATGTGGCAAGCTTATCTGATGTGTTGTATGCAGCAACATTTCTAGAAAAAGAAAGACCAACACAAACTGAAATTGATAATTTTATTGATGCTCATGAAAATATTGAAGCTTTATTTGATGAAGTTATTAAAGAGCTTGAAGAAAGTAATGCGGGAAAGAGACTTATGAAACAACACAAACAGAATCTGGAAACAGCGATGAAGGAATTAGAGCAAGCATAAAATTAAAAAACTCCAAAGAAGCATACGAAGAAATAATAGTAAATTGTGTAAGGTATCTAGGTATCACAAGTATCTATGAAATAAATAGACTCACTCTTAATCAGTACAAATTACTTATAAGAGGTGCGGAGCTAAAGAAGTTAGATGAAACACATCTTATTCACATGCAAGCATGGTTAAATCGAATAGTTAAACAAACTGAAATGAGAGGTAAGAAAGAAGAGTATATTTTTAAAAAGTTTAAAGACTTTTTCGACTATGAAAAAGAATATAGAGAAATAACTGGTGAAATAGTACCTACTATCAAAGATGAAGAATTAAGCAATTTACTATTAAAAGCAAATATGTAGAAAGGAGAAAAAAATATGGCAGAACAATATTCAGTAGAAGCGATATTATCTGCAGTGGATAAAGGTTTTACTCATACGCTAGATGCTATTAATGAAAAGCTAGATAAGTTTGATGCTAAGGCTAGTAAAAGTGAACAAAGCGGTCAGAAAATTGGCGGTACATTTAAAGCTATGGCATTAGCAAATTTAGCGGCAGGAGCTATTACTAAAGTTACTGGTGATATAGGTAGTTTGATTAGTGAATCATTTAAAGCATCTGATGCAATGGATAAATTCAGAAGTACAATGCAGTTCGCTGGATTAGATAATAGTGCTATAGAAAAAAGTGCAGCAAGTGTAAGGAAATATGCAGATGATACTGTGTATGATTTAGACACAATAGCAAATACTACAGCACAATTAGCGGCAAACGGTATTAAAGACTATGATGGACTAACACAAGCGGCAGGTAACTTAAATGCAGTTGCTGGTGGTAATGCTGACACATTTAAATCAGTAGCAATGGTAATGACTCAAACGGCTTCTGCTGGTAAATTAACTGGTGAAAACTGGAGACAATTATCAGATGCAATTCCTGGGGCTAGTGGAAAAATTCAAGAAGCATTGAAGCAAAACGGAGCTTATACTGGAGACTTTAGAAAAGCATTAGAGCAAGGAAAAATTAGTGCAGAAGAATTTAACAAAGCTATTCTTGATTTAGGTATGACAGACGTTGCAAGAGAAGCGGCAACCTCTACTAAAACTATTGAAGGTGCAGTAGGGAATATGCAAGCAGGTATTGTCACGAAGATTAATGAAATAATAGATGCTATCGGAAAGGACAAAATAACAAGTGTTATTTCTGGAATAGGTGAGTTAGTAACTGGTGGATTAGATGTGTTGAAAACAGTAGTGCCGCCTGTAGTAAGTGCAATTAGTGGTTTAGTATCCGTTATTTCAACTTTAGCCCCTGTATTGATAGGAGCAGGAGCAGCATTAGCAACCTTGCATTTTGCAAGTGTTATTTCTGGTGCTGGAGGTTTTGTTGCTTGGATAACTAAAATTGTAACTGGGACAAAATTATGGACAATGGCACAAGCAGCTTTAAATTTAGTTATGAGTGCTAATCCTATTACTTTAATAATTGCTGGGATAGTAGCATTAGTAGCTATTATTTTATATTTATGGAATACCAACGAAGGTTTTAGAAATGCAGTTATAGCTATTTGGGAAGCTATCAAACAAACTTTTATCGGAGCTTGGGAAGCTATCAAAACAGCGTGGAGTGCTTGCGGTGAATTCTTCAGTACATTATGGGAAGGACTAAAAACTGGAGTACAAACTGTGGTTCAATGGATAGTTCAAACATGGAATAGTGCGGTAGCTTTATTACAAGCAGTATGGACGGCTATTTCTTTTGCAGCAACATTTGCGTGGAATTATATAGTTGGTGCTATTTCCGCGGTAGTACAACCATTTATAGATAGCTTTATAAATTCGTGGAATATCTTAAAAGAAGGTATCAACGGAGTTTGGGAAGGTATCAAAATGATTTTTCAAGGTGCTTGGGAATTCATCAAAGCTATTGTGTTAGGAGCGGTGCTAATCGTTATTGATTTAGTGACAGGTAACTTTACTAAACTACAACAGGATTTACAACTAATTTGGGATGCGATAAAAAACGCTATTCAAATGGTTTGGGAAGGTATCAAAACTGTTGTAATGGCAATAGTAACTACTCTTATATCTTTATTAAAGCAAGCTTGGGAAGAATTAAAAACAGGGTTAATACAAATTTGGAATTTCTTATCAACAACAGCATCAACTATTTGGAATGCGTTGAAATCTGCTGTAGTCTCAATAGTTACAGCGTTAGTCAATGCAATAAAAGCATTGTGGGAAAGCTTTAAAGCTTTCTTTACTTCAACGATTAATGCTATTCAAAATATAGCAGTAAATACGTGGAATTCTATTAAATCAAGTGTGATAAGTATTATTCAAGGAATTGTTAATGCAGCTCAAAATGCTTGGAATACTTTTAAAAACGGAGTTCAAAGTTTAGTAAATAGCGTTACAAATATCTTTAATTCACTTAGGAATATCAACCTGTGGGATATCGGACGTGCTATCATGAATGGACTTTT